CAGGCCCGTAAAGGCCTCGGTAGTTGCGGTAAGCACGTACCCAGCGCTGTTCGTCTGTGTAACGGGCTGTCTCGGCTTTGCGGAACCGCTCTTCTACGAAGGAAACAACTGCACCTACGGGTTCATCTGTGTGAGAACCTTCTTTGATATCCTCTACAAAAGAAGAATCAGACTCCTCCATGTTGTGTTCGATCTCAGTGGCGTCTGTTTCAAAGTTATCCATGTCTATTCCTTGTGAGTCTTAGTAACCGAAGACGGAGTCGGCGGCCTGAAAGCCTGACCGGTTGGCATTAGGGTCGTAGTCAAACAGACTACTGCGAGGTCTTGTCATCAGACCGTACCTCAGAGCATCGTAACCGTGGTCAATGGGGCTCTTTGTATCTACATCTTCTGGATTATTCTTATCAAGAGGAAGAGATGGAAGTTCGGAGATGATGTTACGGCAGTTGTTAAAGAATACTAGTCTTGGTTCTTCTGTAAACTCGTCCACCTGTAGGCGACGGTGTAGTTCGTTCTTACCTGCGATACGAGAGCCTTTGGAGCGGTCCGATGGCCTCCAGCGACAACCCTTCATGATCATCTGCTCAGCTAGAGAAGGACCGGTGTCACCCCTGTTATGCCAGAGTGAGCTATCGAGCACACCGTAGCGTATCTTATCACCTTCCTCAGCCTCGAGAATCATCTCTGCCAAGTCTACAGCTGTCACCTTGCTGCAGTAAAGCTCCCGGTAGATTACGATCTGCTCAGAAGGTGTTACAGCAAACCAGAGAACTGCTGTCATCGAACCGTAACCGTAGTCACAAGCTCTGAACTTAGGCCAACTGTTTGGTATTTCGTATGGCTCGATTACATGCTTCAATGTACTGAACTCGGAGAAGGCTGAACCTTCAGAGATACTCCAGTCACCATCTAGAAGTTGACGACGTTGGTGTTCAGGCATCGAGAGTAGGTTAGCCTCGTACATACCGTCTTCTGATAGGTACGGGTTGTTAAACAGGTTAGCTGGGATGAACCTACGCTTAAAGAGAGGTTGACCCTCCCTTGAGTGACCCTTAGGCCATGCGATAACTTGACCGTGTTCATCTGTAGCGTGGAAACTAGTATTAGCTGGCGATGGGTCGATAAACATCTTCTTAACCCAGAAGTGGCCAGGGCCACCAGGGTTTGTTGTTGCCCTCATGTACAGGGGTAGGCCTGAAGCACTAGTTGTACGTAGACGAGAACGCATATAGTTCCAAGCAAAAGGAGAAGGCCACTGTGTAAGTTCATCGAGACCGATCCAGTTGAAAGCCTGACCTTGGTAACGCATAACGTCATCATCACGGTCAAGGTACGACATCCAGAGAGTAGCACCACTAGGGGCTACCCAAGTCTTATCTCTCTCCAGGAACTTGATACCTGGGATAGCCCGGGGGTAAAGCTGCTTAGATACTGAGATAAGTTCACGTAGTTCCTCAGTTGATCGACGGACAAGAAGGCCACGAGACTGAGGGTTGTTAAAGTAACGTACAGGGTCGGCAACCATTGCGTAGGACTTACCACCACCAGCGGCACCACCATACAGAACTTCTTGCTCACTAGAGGCTAGGAAGTCTGTCTGAGGGCCTTCATTAGGCTGGAAGATAATGTCCTGTGCAGCTTCTACGTCGATATCAGCTGGCTTAGCTCTCGCTGGAACCGTCAGAGGAGTCACCTCCTCCGTCTTCACTGTCTCTAAGACTTCTGGTACCTGAACCACCGATTCTTTCTTCTTCGAGCTTACGTGCCGTTTCTGCGGCTTCTTTCGCACGTCTTTCATAGCTTCGATAGGAGTTGGCTTGGTTACGCCTTTGTTCTTCGATTGAGACACGTTTATGTAATCCTACATGTGAGATATAGCGGCCTGAGTTCTCAGAGAGCCACCTAGCTACCATACGGAGGCTATACTCCGCTAGGTACCTCTTGGCTTGCTCGAGCATCTCTAGCTCACTTGGGATGGGTTGGAGAATGTTAGGATCATCTGGATCCTGTTCGTACCCGAAAGGAACATGTCTTCCAACACGTACAACTGGGTACCACTCCCCGTCCAACCCCTGTTTAGGGAGCTTCCACGATTGACCACTAACTTTGGCCTTAAAGGAGGGTGCTTGTTTTCTAGCCATCTTATATCACACACACATTAGTTTGTCAAGTTATTACTTGGATCTTTTCTTATCAGCAGTCTTTGGCTTCTTATCCTTGCTCTTGTTAGCTTGGATAGCCCTGCCTTGTCTTTCAGCATCTGCTTTAGTCTTGTAGACCTTCCCAGTAGTACCCCACCGGTATCCACCATCCACTTTACGTACTGGCATAACCTATCACCACTTCGCCTTGTCAGCCCAGTAGGCTGCAGACATCTTACCTTTGGAGATGTTCTTACCATGCCGAGCTTTAAAGGATGCCCGCTTCTTCTTCATCTTATCTGATTCACCTGCTTTAGGTTTACCAGCTGTCTTGGCCCCTTGTTCACCAAAACGAATAGTCTTGATCTTGTCACCTTCTTTAGCAACAACGACATGGGACTTCGTAGGGTGGCTAGGTGTACTCTTAGGCTTGTTGTAACCGGAGACACCTGCACGCTCGAGACGTGAGTCTTTCTTAACAGCCATTAGTCCTTCTCCTTCTTAGAAGGTAGGATAAAGACTGGCTCCCTGCTGGAGACTTCTACCTTCTCTGTCTTAGTAAAACCAGCCCGGTCCATAAGGTCCTTGGCTGCGTTCATCTTCTCTTTAGCACCTAGCATGTCTGTGTCACCCATGACTTTGAACATGGTATAGGCGGCCTTAGTTGAGCTCTGTGCAATGAACTTACGGGTAAGCTCGTAGATCTCATCAGCTAGGGCTGCTGTGACGGAGGAGGTAGGGACGTTGTCCGAGTAACCAGCGAGCTTCTTAGCCTTAAGTGGATCACCCTCTGCTTCTTCGAAAAGCACAGCTAGGAACAACTCCTGTTTATCGGTTAAGGCTCTCTTGGTCATTATTACTTGTCCTCTTCCCATGCTTCGTTAACGTCAGGTGTGGAAGTGTCATCTGCCTTGAAGTGTCCGTCCTCGTCACGAGCACGCTTCTTCTTCACTTCTACCTTCTTCACTGGCTTCTTCGCAGCTGCCTCAGCTTCTGCACGTTCACAGTTGCAGATGGCGACCATCAGGTCATTGTCCTTACAGTCGAACTCACCATAGGGGTTCATACTTGCAACAACGTCACCACGTTCAGTTACGATCTGGTCCGCTGTGAAGAAGTAACCCTTCTTGTTGAGCTCTTTCTCATGTTCTTTAAACATCATCATTTCTTGTACTTCCTTTGTGCAGGTGGGGTAGAGGCTCCAACCCTTTTGCTATACTTCTTAGCATCTGCCTTACGGGAGAAGCTACGGTTAGCTGACTTAGGTTTAGCCTTCAGGTTATTGGAGGAGTTATCACGGGGGTTACGGTTCTTATGGTCGACATCTTTACCGTCCCCTTTAGAGACAGCCCCTGTCTTCTCCAGCTTACGGCGAGCAGCCTTACGTGAGGCATTAGCTGCTAGGTTGGACTTAGAAGACTTGAGCTGGAGCTCACGTTCCCTCTTGTAGTCTCTCCCCTTATCTGTCATAGCTATCAGTCCTCAAACAAACAGATGGAGGTGAGGATGGTACCGTTGTATAGTTTGAACCGAGTGGTAACAGACGCGGGGTCCATATTCCAACACCCAAAACACCCACCACATGGTTCTTTCTTATTAATCCAACAGCCCATTACTTACCACCTTTCTTAAAGTTATCTATCATCTTCTCGCCACTACGTCCTACGATGTAACCACCAACACCAAGTGTTAGAAGGTTCCAGAGCTGATCAGGTAGCTCAAGGAGGTTGTCCATAATACTTGGGTACCCAATGGCGACGAGAGGGAACACAAGGTAGTTCACAGCGATGATACAGATAGCGACCATCATAAGGAGAGGACGCCAGGACGCTGTAATCCAGCTGTTTGACTTAGCCTCTGCAAGGATGATCTCACCTCTCACCTTTTCCAGTGAGTCTGTGTGACTCAGCAGAGCTAGTTTAATCTCACCCTCAAGCTCTTTGTGCTTAGTTGTGTCAGGTACTACCTTCTTCAACACATCCCCTAGGATGGGAGTAAGTAGTGATAGGAGTCCTAGCATACTAATGCTTCCTTATGTTTATTGTGATCAACAACATGACCAAAGTGTTAAAGGCGAACCATATGTAGTTAGCCCACTGTACTCCGAAGATGTAACCACTGAAGTACGATGTAGTCCAGGAGCTCTGTGCTACGAGGTAGAGTACGACGATAACTAGAGATACCCAGGCTTCAAGTGTGTTACGCTTCCATGTCACAGCTGGTAAAGCAATCAAGAGCAGGGAAGCCCATATTAAAGTGGTGAAGTCCAAGTAGACTGAGAGCATTCTGGGGTTCCTTTAGGCGAGACTATAATGTGCAGGTTGTACTGAGATGTAAAACCTAGGGACCAAAAGACCCAGAAGTATATCAGTGCGCTAAAGAGCATACCAGCCAAAGCAGCAGGTAGATTGTGTAGCACGTGTTTTATCACCGGACCACTAAGCCTCCACTAAAGATAAACGCCATGATAGCCGAGATGAAGAGACCTACAATGAAGAACTGTACCTTAGCTGAGAGGTTGTCCCTCTTCGCCTTCTCTTCCTTCATATCCTTAACAAGCTGCTCCAGTAGAACAATTGTTATATTGAGTTTAACTATCGTACCCTCAAGGATCTTATGCGATCGGAAAAGTTCATCTATTTCCTTCTCAAGGTGGGTTATACGATTTTCAACCACTTGACCCTCGGCCATAGGAATCCCTCTCTTACGATAGTTTACGCTGGGTATGCAGCCCAGCTAAGTTGGTAGTGAGGACCATCCTTAAAGGACTTCCAGTCCCCGCCCCACTCTAGGTCGACATTAAGTTCTTTAGCTGCTTGCTTCATAGCCTCAGCTAGTTTGTAATACAGTGGCCAGTCCCAACGAACTGTACCGCCTACCCAAGCACCAATATCAACAGCATGACCTGTTAGGTGACGTGAGTTCATTGTGGTAGAGGCACCCTTAGCTACTAGCTTACGCTGACGTGCTACAGTACGCATACCCTCTAGGACAGTGAAGTCTACCTCTGTGAGTTCGATAGCTCTTTCAACAACGCGGACTAGGTCAGGGTGAACCCCTTCCAATCTCTTCTTGCTTCTTGTACCTAGTCGATAACCCATTAGTTTTCCCAGTCTCTCTTAGTATTAGGTTTGTGGACATCTCTGGCATCCAGGAGTCCTTCAAGATACATGGAACGCTCCATGCGGTCTAAGGTTACCCACTCACCTGTGTCCTGGAAGTATTTCTGTCTGACGTAGAAGACCTCACTACGAGGGATGTGTATTGACTGTAGAGCCTTTATGTCATCCCCTGCGAGAGCACTAAAGAACCTCCCTAGGATGTCGTCTTCATGTCCATGTATACGTGTATGTTCTGGAGTGTTCATTCTACTCTCTTCTCTTACGTTGCCTCAGTTATAACACAGGGCGTACTCTAAGTCAAGCAGAAATACCACCCTAGCTATGCTAAGGGTCCTGCTTCTCCTTCAATTTTATTGAATAGGTGCGACAAAGAAGGTAAGTACATACTTAAAGTATGACTTGGGTTGAACATGTAGCCGCGAGGTCAACCCCTTATGTATACTTAATGTATACTTTAAGTATCTCTTATGTTCTACTTATCTTCTTCATCTTCTATGTTATATCTTATTAGATGTAGGAGTTTTAGTGTTCTTTAAGAAATACTATAAGTATATTATACCATAAGTGTGTTTAGGTGTCAAGCTAAAAGAGACATGCTAGAGGAAGATAAGGAAGATCTCCCGTGAAAGGGACCTTTAGCAGGATAATCTCCTCCATATTAGCTAAAATGTAGAACATCTTCCCTGTACGTATTTCTTGTTGGTTCAGCAAAAGGTACTCCCCCTGTAGCTGCTTGGGCTTACACAACGTATACACATAGGCTCCCAGCCCCTTGTTGGTTACCGAAGTGGTTAACAGGTCTAAAATACCCCCCTCTGTCATTGGCCATATACAATAACGCCAGGCACCCCACTGGCCCCTCTACCCCCTTCGTCATATTCAAGGAATGCTATATGAGAACCACTCGCAACCAGCTGGTTATATTCAAGAAACGCTATATGAGAACGGTTCGCAAGTAGACGCTGGGTAGGGGTCGCCGTACCATATTCAAGGAATGCTATATGAGAACGATTCGCAGGTAGATGGTAATCCTTACGGTTTTCGTAAGGTATTCGGACGGGGTACGGGGGTCGTATATACTTTGACCCCCTTTAGGCGATGATCAGGGATACCCGCGTATAGGTATATATACTACGCGCGCGTTATCCTTATATCCTTTGACCGTCGGTTTTCCCCGAAGGTATCCGATATCAATTTGTTATCGTTTAAAAACAAAGGCTTAGGTATTTTATCCGATAAAACTCGATTTAAATGCTTTACTCGGGTCGGGCTATACTGTTTAAAGAGGTTACCGGAGGCAAAGAGACGCCACCGAGGACGCCAGAAGGGAGTTAGGTCTAGGAGCCTAGCATGACTGGGAGAGACAAAATTAAAACCTCTGACTAGTAGTCACGTGTAAAGCCGACACCCCGACATGACGGGTGAGCAGCACGGGTCTGGTTTCTAGCAGGTTATCCATCGGGTAATTGTGTGGTCGCTACGGCGCACCATGTTAAGCAGTGACGGAGGTGGATAGACCCCTGATTGCAAGTATCGGACTAGCAATAGGTAGAAAAAGCGAAAGGGGGTCCATTTTATATACCAGTGCATCCATGACGGGTGTATTGCTAGTGAAATGGAAAAGGAAATACCATGACAAACGATATCAAAACAATCGAGAACAAGTTCGTGACAGCAATGGGTTCCGGTGTAGCCGCCACTGGCCACTTGGTGGAGCTGGTGCAAGAGCTTGCCAAGTCAGGCAGTGGCGGTACCGTAGCAAGTGCCATCGCTCAGC